TTTGTTCGTGCAGTAGTTGCAGCGAATGGTAAACATTTAGATAAATTAATTAAAGACACGAGTCCATTAGTTCGTAAAGCAGTTGCAAAACAAGACTATGGTTTAGAAATCCTAAAAGATGACCCTAGTTCAATTGTAAGAGATTGTGCATTAAAACAGATTGAAAAGAAAAAAGCTAAAAAAGAAAAGAAAATAGAGAAACATCTACTAGAATCTACATTATCTGACATTGAAATTAGGAAATTAAAACATGATGGTGGCTTAGAAGTATTTGAAGAGTTATTTAATGACAATGGTGTTGGATTAACAAACGAAAATATAGATGTCATTTTGCAAGATTCTTCTCATACAAAATTAGCATCTAGTTTAAGAGACTATTTAGAAGAACATAAACGAGATAAATTAGTAATGGTCGGATTAGAAAATAGACATAAATACTATTTTAATAATGACGTAAGACAAAGCAAGGTAAAATATTTTAATAATATAGGTTTCTATGTTATGAAGAAGGGAGAATAGAATGCCAAAATATCATATTGGAAAGGGAGGCATCCCAAGAATATGCAAAGCTGTAGTTAGACCATGTCCTTATGGTGGAGACGAGGCACATTTTACAACAATTGATGCTGCTCAAAGAGCTGCTGATAATCTAAATACACAATTACAACAGTTAAATCAGAATCATCAAATTGGATTTGCAACAGTTAACAATAATGCTTATGTTTATAATAGTGAAGGTGTAGATTTAGCATCTAGACTATTAGTTAAGGCAAAGAGAAACAAAGAAAGATTAGAATCTGCATTTGATTATTACGAAAATCAGTTGTTAAGAACGATGGAGAATGCTAATATTAAATCTATTAAAGATGAAATAGGAACTGTTTCATTTATTGCTGCTGGAGAAAGAACAACTGTAGATGTAGATTCATTAAAAGAACAAGGTTTATATGACCAATATTCAAAATTATCTCATTATAATGAATTTATCACAACTGAAGATGATATTGAGGATAACAAGTTAGCAAAGGTTGCTAAGGATTATCAAGCATCATTAAAGGATTATAGTTCAGATGACATTTCATTCTCTGTTACGGAAGATGGACAATTATCTCCTGAAGGAAAAGAAGCTCTTAGAAAGTTAAGAGACCTTAAATTAAAGATTGATAGATTTAAAGAAACTGAAAAAGAAGTTAAGTCTAGATTAATTGAGTCAATGAAATCTAACAATTTAAAGGAATACACAGCTAATGGCACCAAGTTTATTTATGTACCAGAAGGTGATAGAAGTATTGTAGATACTCAAGCATTAAAAGACGCAGAGTTGTATAATGTTTATTCAAGAACTATCCCAACAGAAGCAACAGTTAGATTTAGATTTACAGCTTAATGTTTATTGATATAAAGACCGCAAATACAGCGGTCTTCTGTTGTATAATATAAATGTAGTGAAGCAATTGAAGGGATAAGGAAGTAAGATGGAAAATAATGTAGAACAAATTCAAACAGAATTATCTCTAATTCAGGCAGCATTAAAAGAGCAATCCGTAATTGTTAATGTAATGTCTGTTTTAGATGAATATACATTTATAAGTAAGAAATATGAATTAGCATGGAATTGTTTAAAGACAAAAGCTCAATCTAACGAAGAAGGGCAGAGAATCTCTTTAGACGATATTATCGATGCAGTAAGACAAGGTAATGAATCTTTATCTCAAGATGATATTCATGCTATCATTACTCCATGTTATACTTCATTATTAAGTATTGCTAAAAAATTAATGAGATTTGAAACTGTTAGACGTATTAATAGTGAAGCAACTAAAGCAACAGAAGAAATTTTAAGTGGTGCTATAGACCCATCAGAAGGTTTAATTCGTATTGGAACATCTCTAGAAGATATGAATACAAGAATTACTGACAATAGAGACTATAAGCCTTTTGTTGATAAATTTAGAGATATTGCAGGAGCTGCATTAAATCCAGAAGCACCATTGGCAGATGTTATTCCTTCACCATGGAGACAGTTAAATAGATATTTAAAAGATGGTGGTATTGGAAGTGGACAACTTGTAACAATTGCAGCGAGAACATCAGTTGGTAAAACTGTAATGGCAACTAACTGGGCAGCACATGCAGCACGTCTAGGTAAGAAGGTAATGTATGTTTCACTTGAGGTAGACGAGACAGATATTATTAAGAGAATGGTATCTTATACAAATGATATTTTCTTAAGTGACCTGTCACCTACTAGAGCGGCTAATAACAATTTTGTACAAACAAAGATTAACACAGCATTAGAAGAAATCTCAAATTGGAATGTGGTAATTGAAGATGAACCAGGTTTAACACTAGATAAAATTGCAGCAAAGGCCTATACAAAGAAAAAGACAGATGGATTAGATGTTTTATTTGTTGACTATCTTGGATTAATCGCAATTTCAGGAAGAAGTAAACGTGAAGAGTTAGCAACACTATCTAGAAGTTTTAAAGTAATGGCTAGACGTTTAGGTATTCCTGTTGTTATTCTTGCACAGGTCAATCGTGAGCGTAGAGGTGATGAGGACCCTATGCCTCATTTATCAGACATTAAAGATGCCGGTGATATTGCTAATGACAGTGACGTTGCAATCATTCTACATAGAGATTTGCATGATGACAGTATTGAAAAGAAAATGACGGTATTACTCGAAAAGAACCGTGGTGGTCAGACTGGTAAATACATGTCATTCCCTATTGAATTAGCGAAGAACCAAATTTTAGATAATGACGATGATGAATTACAAGGCTTTGGTGGAGATACTAATACACAACAAAATATCGAAGAACCTAAGACAGAAGAAGTTGAAGTTCAAGAACCTATTTGGAATGATGATGTGTCGAAGTTTGAAGAAGATGATGAAGATGTAGACATTTTTGATGGAGCATTTAGTTAATATGTATAGAATGGTTGATGATGAAAAAATTCAAAACAATATTAAACGAAACAAACATCTACATGACATAACGTATAGAGATGATTTATGGAAACAAGACATTGCTTCAAGATTAGTAAAGTTCATTTATGGTTCAAACGACACAAAAATGGCTGTAATGATAAAATTGTTAAAGAAATATATTGAAGAGTATGTATTAACAGGAAAAATGACAGAAGATAGATTCTCAGATGTTATATGTGTATTGTCTAATGAGAATATGACTCTTACAGAGTGGAATATTGAAATGATTAATATGAGAATTGAAAATGGCGAGTTTGAAGAGTATTTAAAAGAAGTGAGAAGTCAGAGATTCAATAAGTTTAATGAAAAAGATTTGGATTGGTGGTTATAAATGAATAATAAAGAACATATATTAGACAATTTAAGACAATGGTCAGCTTTATTAAACTTAAAAGGATATAGTCAATATTCTAAGTTAAGTTATAATCTTTATACAGACCAGAAAGTAAGAGAGTTGTTACAGAGAAATGGCACAGTTAGAATAGCTTTATTCTCTGACAATATTATTAAAAATAAATCAAAAGCCTTTGAGATTGCAACTCATTTAATTAATGTTGGAATTCAACCTGAAAGTGTAAAGATACTAACTATGGACCAATGTTTAGATGCAATGTGGGCAAAACCAGAGTCAGAATTTAATAAGAATAGTTTATTTGATAAGAAAAATCAATTATTGATTATTATTGATTGTTATGTTGTTAGTGAAGAAACAAATCATTTGAAGGCAGCTCAGTTTAGAGAAGCATTTTCAAATTACTGTAAAAGTAATCCACACATTAATATTATTATTGCATCGTCTGATGAGAAACTAACAACTAACAATTGTATATTTAATTTAGATATAGATAGAACAAAAAAGTATTCATTTTTCGTAGTGCAAAGTAGAAAATAGGAGAGAAAATATGATTTTAAATGTAAATAATGCAGAATTTGTAAATCTTGCAAAAACAGTAACAAAAAACGTCGGTAAAGACCAATCTTCACAATTAATTTTAGATATTAGAGATAATAATGTATTAAATTTATCTTATTGTTCACCTTCATGTATTTTATCTGGAGATATGCATTTTTCTTCAGAATCTTATGAGCCAATGAAGTTGTGTTTATCTGGAATTCAGTTAAAGACAATCGCTGGATTGATTTTCGTTAATGAAACACCAATCAAATTAGAAATTTCAGATGACAAGAATGTGTTAACAATTCATACTGATACATCTGACTTTAGAGTTCCAATTATCGATACGCCTATTGTTGAATTTAAGACAGATACAAAGAATCATGGAAGTGTAAATGGTAATGAATTTATTAAAATTGTTAATGATTTATCTAAGTTGATTCCAAGTGATGTTGTTTTAAATAATCACCCAGCATCATGTTTAAATATTATTGCAAAAGACAATGTATTACGTTTAGTTTCTACAAACACTTTTGGTTTAGTAGAAAAAACAATGGAATATAATGGAGAAGACTTTCATGTATTGCTTAAACCATTACAAGTTGCAACATTAATCAACACATTTGGAATTAATGAACCAATCACATTATTAAAGAGTGGAAGTAAATTTGGCTTCTATAATTCAGACAGTATTCTTCATTTAGTTTCAACGGTAAACCTTGAACCTCTTAAGTATGATGCATTTAAGACAACAGCAAAGACAGAACGTTCATTTATCACAGACATCAACTCATTTAGATATGGAATTCAAGCAATGATGAAGTTGAGTCCAGATAGTAATCAGATTTGGTTAGGATTAAATGACAATAAAATTGAGTTTAAGAATACAAATAGTGATACAACAGACATTGATTTAGAGAATTCAACTGGAGATACGGAGACAGTTATTGAGTTTGGTGCTCAGACGTTAAGTATTTTATCTAATTACATCGATTCTAAGATTAAGGTTTATTATAGTTCAAACACAGGAAATCAAGTACTTAAGATTGAATCATTAAAGAAAGAAAAAGATTCTGACGAATATGTTGCAGATGAGAATATGTTCATTGCAACAGGTGTTTCAGTAATGCATGTATAAGACTAGATTTAATTCTAGTCTTTTTATGATATAGAAGATATGGAAAGGAAGACGATAATATCATGAGAAAAATATTTTTAGGTTTATTTATGATTTTATCTTTTATAAGACCTGTAAGTGCTGAAGAAGTAACAGTTCCAACTGAAGGTTTTAAAATAGAAGTAGAGAGAAAACCATTAGAGAACGATAATCTAACAGGTGCTGTTGACATTAAAATTTACAATAATTCTAATCAGACAATTGGTGTATTATTAAAGTCCAATCAGTCTATTGGGTGGTTAGCAGATAAAACAATAGAAGATGAATATAAAATTGGTTTTATAAGTTCAGATTATAGAACTGTTCTATTATACGTAAAACCTCATAGATTTGTCGCTGAGAATGGTTTTAACTTAGTAATGACTGAAGATAAAGAAAAAATCGACAAATCTGTATCAATAGATTATGCAACATTTATGAAGACAGATGATTTAAATAATTTAGACATCAATAATGAAGAACAAGTAAATAAAGCAATTGAGATAGCAACAGATAAAGGAACATTTACATTAAATAAAGAAGATAAAGATAATTTTAAGAGTAATATTCCAGTATCTGATACAATTGAAGATGATATTAAAGCAGTATTAAATCCTAAAGAAAGTAAAACAATTAAGGTTGATAAAGGAAACATTTTTATTCCATTAGGAATTGGTTTAGTTATTGTTTCAGGATTAGGAGTAGGAGCTTATTTAATAATTAAAAAGAAGAAGAAAGAGGTAACACAATGATTCAGTTTTTCGCAACAACAATAACATTGTTTGTTTTAGATTATTTTTTCCACTTTTTTGGAATTACAGACATTAAGGTATATTTCATTTTAGGTTTCTGTTACACTGTGTTAGTAAAGATTATTAAACCTCTTGTCAAGCTTGTCTCATTACCATTCAATATTGTAACATTAGGATTAGTCTCATTGATTATCAATACAGTAATCACAATGTTATTGTTTAAATATTTTGGCATCAACTTTACTTTCACAAAGACACTACTAATGAGTATTGTAATTAGTTTTGTGTCAGCATTTGTAACAACAATTTTGGAGGCGTAGGGATATGACATTATCATTGAGAGAAAGATTAGAAATGGCAGCTAAAAATAGTGATGCTGTTTTAGAAAATAATAACGATACACAAGTTGAAAAAAGACCATTTAAGCAAGACATTGTAGAAACTGCACAGGACGATAATTATGAAGAAGATGATTATTCTACTGATGAAATAGAAGAAACACCTCAGGATGCACAAGATGACAGCCAAGATGAGGAAGAGCCTTCTATCAAAGAAGAAATATCACATGAAGTAGATATAGACAGTCTTGTGAAGAAAGTTTTAGACATGAATGACCTGATTAGTACGTATGACGAATATACAATGTCTTATATTCAAGATTCATTAAAGAAAAATGATAAAGCATCAGTTATAAGTTGTATAATAAACATGGATAGTAGTTATAGTAATAACATTTTAAAATTAAAAGATTTGATTAAGATGGATGGTTCAGATAGAGCATTTGCTATCATTGAACTTGACAATATTGAAGGATTAGCAAGATTAGTTGAAAGTTTTAATCCAACATATCATTACAATTCTGAACAAAGTACAATTCTTGTTAAAAAAGATTTAACTAAAGCGATTGAGTCTTTAGATAATAATGTTCTAGATAAGATGTTACCATTGTTAGAACTTTTAGAAATTGCGAAAGGGTAGTATAGATTATGAGCGAAAAGAGTATATGTGTAAGATTAGATACATCAGGTGAACATATTATTATTAAAACGGAGAGACCGTTAAGTTTCTTGATTTTAAAGGAATTTGTTGCACTTAAAGATGAATGTATGTTAGGTTCTTATACGTATACTTTTCCTGTTTATACTAACAATTGTTTTTCTGCATTCTTCTTTATTAAGAAGTTTTATAACAACATTGACGTATTAGAAAATGAATTAAAACTAATTAAGAAGCAAGCTGAGAAAGTTGCTCAACCAAAGGTTTATCAATTAGCAGAAGGTTATCTTGGAATAACTGTTCCACCAATTGAGTCATATATAAGAATTTTAAATTCAATTAATGCAACAAATATCATGAAAGATACATATCGTGTACCTTTTAGTAGATTATATGAAAGTTATCGATTATTATCTTCATGGCAACATCCATTTTTACCAAAATTTATTATTGATAAAGAATTGGATGATATTATTAAAACACCATTAACATCTTATAATACAATGAGAGACATTATGAACGTTGATATTTCAGAATTGTCAACAGTATATTATGGTTATAAAATTAAAAAAGAAGGTTTCGATAAATTAGGATATACTAATGCAGCTGAATTATTGTTTAAGAGACCTGTAAAGTACATTGATAGAAGAAGAACGGAATCATGGAATCATTGTCCTTTTGGTGAGTCAGTTTTTGTTAGATGTATTATTCAAAATGTTATGGTTTCGAATGGAAAAGCATATATAGAAGTTCAAGATGTCGAAAGTAAGAGAGAATTTGAAATCACGTTTTTTGGTGGTGCATATCTAGGAAGAATGTATAAGCCTGGAGATGTTGCAATTATTCAATTAATGAAGATTGGTAAAGATAAAGCAAGCGGACAAAACATCTTCTCAGAAGCTGACGTTCAGAGTATGCCAATTATACCTGTTTATAGACAAAGTCCATCAAATAAAATTACATCAAAAGTTTTAACTCAATGTGTTCAAGAAGTTTTTACAAGATTTGATGGCAAAGATTTAGCAGATTATATAAATTTAGATTCTTCTTTATGGGAATTATTATATGATTTACATTTCCCTAAAGACGTAACAAACTACATTGATACGATCGATAAATTAGCGTATATTGAGTTATTGTACTTACAATTAGTTTTCTTAGATAGAAAGTATAATTCAAAAGATGAGATTGGATTAAGTAAGGTTCCAACAGGAAAAACAAATTACTCTAAAGAAGCATATAAAAATCTTCCGTTTAAATTAACAAATGGTCAGTCTAATGCCATAAAAGAAATGATTAATTGTTTAAGAAGCACAACACCTGAAAAAGTATTATTATCTGCAGATGTCGGTAGTGGAAAAACAATATGTGCTCAGATGGCTTGCTTATATAATGCGGATTGTGGTTTCCAAAGTGTACTAATTGGACCTACAGAAATTCTTGCACAACAGTTGTATTCAACATTCATTAAATTTACAGAAAAGTTGAATAAAAAACCTAACATTGTATATTTATCAGGAAAAACAAAAGCTAAAGAAAAGGCTGATATATATAAAAAGTTAGAGACTGGTGAAATAGATATTTTAGTTGGTACTCATAGTGTATTAACAGTTCCTAAGTTTCATAATTTAGGTTTAGTTGTAGTAGATGAACAACAAAAATTTGGTGTTGTTCAAAGAGAGCAATTATTAGGTGTAAGAGAAGATGGTAAAATACCTGATTTAATTTCACAGACAGCAACACCGATTCCAAGAAGTGTTGCAACATCATTCTTTGGTGATTTACACCTGATTACAATTGAAGAAAAGCCTCAAGATAGAATTCCAATTAAGACTGAATTACTAAAAGTCAATAGTGAAGAATTTCTTAAAGGAAAATGTTCAGATGTTTGGAATAACATTAATACAGAATTGCAAAATGGACATAAAATGTTTATTGTAGCTCCGGCAGTTGAAGAAGACACGAAATGTATTTCAACAGCAAAGATAGATAAAGCAATGAAACATTTACCTATGTTATATGCAAATAATATTAAATACAAGGTTGTAACAGGAAAACAATCTAAGGAAGCACAAGAAAAAACACTAAAAGGATTCAGAGATGGAGAATTTAATGTTTTAATAGCATCATCTATTGTTGAAGTTGGTATCGATATTAAAGAAGCAACAATAATTGTAATATTAGGGGCTGATAGATTTGGAGCAAGTTCTCTTCATCAGATTAGAGGACGTGTAGGAAGAAACAATTTACAATCTTATTGTTATTTAGTAAATGATGGTAAAGATGACAATCCTAGATTAAATGCATTAGTTCATAGTGATAATGGTTTCCAAATTGCTTTATCTGATATGGCAACGAGAAACATTGGAGATATTTTAGGTACAAAGCAGTCTGGTGAGAGTAACTTGAGATTCTGTGATGTAAATGAGCATGTTAAATATGTTGAAGCTGCTCAAGTTGAAGCAGAAAAAATTTATAATTCAAATCAAAAGAAGAAAGCATTGGAAGATGCATATAGTTTTTTAGGAATTGAGAGGTAACAAAGTATGCAGAAGTTTTTTAAATATTTGTCTTTCTTAAAAAAGAAATTAAATACAACTAATAAGGTATTATTCTTTATGTCATTTGTTACATTAAGTCTAATTGGTTTCTTTTTAGGATTAGTTGTTGATATTTACTTACCATGGAATTTTGTTTTTAATACAGTAAGATGTTTAGTTGTATTGTATGTATCTCTTGTTGTGTTCTCATTTACGTTTAGTATTGTAACAGAGATAAAACAGAGATATGATAAAAGATTTAAGTTTGAATGGTTAAAAGATTTGTCGTTTAAACAAAGAACAAATTTATCAATTATCATTGCAGGTATTTGTATTATTTTGTTTATTCTAACTATTAAGGTAAATAGTGTCTATTATACTTTTATTGCTGGTGTACTATTCTCTCTATTTATTTGGTTGATATATTTTATGAAACCAACAGTTGACGAGATTGAAGCAATGTACGCTGGTGAAGAAGATATGAGAGACATTAAGTATAACAAAAAATAAGAAAGGTATAATTATTATGAAGATTACAGTTTTTAATCGTGATGGTGAAGTCACAAAACCAATGAAGGAGATTGTAATTAAAAAGTGCAAATCCCTTGAATCATTTCCACTCGTTATTAAGGACGACACAGAAATTAGATTCGAAGTTGAGCATAAAAAGAACAATAAGTTTAAAGTTGAAGGAACTATTATTTCTAATAAAGAAACATTACATGCTAAGGTTTATGGTTTAGACTATTACGAATTGGTTGGAGAATGTGTAGACAAATTAACACGACAAGCGCGTAAAGTTAAGACAAAGGTAACGTCTAAGAAGACAAAGAAAAAGGAAGAAGAAAACTTAGATGATTTAGAAGAATTAGACGAGATTTTAGACGATTAACTAAAAGGTACTCGAAAGAGTATCTTTTTAAGGATTTCAGAAAGTGGTCAGGACGTAAAACAGTGGCCTACTGTACCACTAAAACAGCCGTAAAAAGGTCAAAAAAGAAGAAGCTGTATAATCTATCACTTTTAGTCAAAATCATGGTTTAAACGATTCTAGCATCACTTTATGATATAATAATTGTTGTAAAATAAAATAAAGGAGTAATATAAAATGAAGATTAATTTTAAATACATTGGAGATTTTGATGCACCTAAGATTCAGACATCTGGTGCAGCAGGGTTAGACCTATTTAATAATGAAAAAGAGATTAGAATTTTAGAAGAAGGAAAGTCTATTGTAATTTCAACAGGATTTTATGTAGAAATTCCTGAAGGATATGTAGGATTAGTATTTGCAAGAAGTTCATTAGGTTTTAAGTTTGATTGTACATTAGCAAATTCTGTTGGTGTAATTGATTCAGATTATCGAGGAGAAGTAAAAGTAAAGATTCATAATCATTCAGACAAACCAAAGATGATTGAACCAAATGAGAGAGTTGCTCAAATTGTTGTGGTTCCATGTTTTAATCAATTTACACAAGTTGATGAGTTAAGTGAGACTGATAGAGGAAGTAATGGTTTTGGAAGCACAGGTAAGAAGTGATGAAAAAATTTTTAGATAATTCATTATTTAAGATAGTTTTAATGTTAGTATTATTGGCATTAACAGTATCATCATTTCAAAACCAAAATAATGGAATTCAATATGTATTCTTAGTGATATTTGTTTTATATACATGTTCATTATTATTCACAAACTTCTTTAAAAGTCTTACTTACATAATTGGTTTGATAGTTTATGAAGTAATTATTTCAATTTTATTGTTACAGTTTGAAAGTTTACTAGGTATGACATTGTTAGCGACATTTATTCCATTGACTATTTCTTCTATTTTCTTAAATGAAATTATATTAGACCATTTTAAAATTACAAGTAAGAGATTATTAATCACAATTTTAGTAAATTTGTTAACAGTATTAATGTTACTTGCTTATGTATATTTTTCTAAGAGTATCAATTCATTATTATGTATTTTGATATATTTAATAGTAGAAGTTGTTTTTGTTACAATTTTATTTAATCGAAAAGCGGATTCTAATTAAAGAGTCCGTCTTTTAAGTTGTATAATAATTTTAGAGGAGATTCATACGCATGAAGAATTTTACTAATTTAATTTTATATAGTGATTATAGTGTCAATATAGGTTATGGCACTATTGATGAATATATTAATGTATGTAAAGAAAAGAATATTAATACATTAGCTTTGACAGACGTTAATTCTATGATGGGTATTTTTAGATTCTTAAATAAGTGTAAAGCCAATAATATTAAATCTATAATTGGTGTAACTTTAGAGATAGATAAGAACAATGTTACGTTGTTGGCGAAGAATTTACAAGGTTATCATGAATTGTGTAGAATTTTAATGCTATCAACCAAAAATAATTATGAAGAGCCGTTTTTGAGAATTGATGATATCAATGAAACAGATAATATTGTAGCAATTCTTCATACATTTGAAAAAGAAGTATCAGAAGAGTTTATTAGTCAAATCAAATTAAAGATTCATGACACATATTTGGAATATACATTGTTGTTAGGAAATAGACAACATATTAGACAGAGCGTTGTAAGATTATCTGAGTCAACTGGTACACCTATAGTTCTCTGTAATCCAACATTCTACTCTACTCAAGATGATTTCGATATGTGTGAAATGAATATGGCTTTGTCACACAACTATCAAATGTCAGAGACACCCATCACAAGAGGTGGTTTAAGACCTGCACTTTATAGCAATGAACATTATTTAAAATCAACAGATGAAATTTCTGATTATATTGAGAAAAACTATCAAGATGTCAAAAAAGAAATTATTGATTTGGCATTTGAAAATAACAGTAAAATTGTAGATAGTATTGAACAAGTAGAATTAGAATATCAATTAGGTTTACGACCTATTCCAAATATTCCTGCACCATACACAGATAATCTATCTTATTTTAAAGCGTTAATTCAAGAAGGCTGGAATAAAATAGTTGTTGGTAAACCTAAACAGATTCAGTTAGAGTGGAAGAAGAGAATTCAAAATGAGTTAGAGGTTATTCATTCTAATGACTTCATAGACTACTTCTTAGTTGTAAGAGAATATATTAAATGGTCAGAAGATAATGGTTATCCAACAGGAACAGGAAGAGGTTCTTGTGGTGGTAGTTGTATCGCAAGATTATTAGATATTCATAAAACAGACCCTGTTCGTTATGATTTAATGTTTGATAGATTTTTGTCACCTGGCCGTTCAGCAATTGCGAGAATTACATATAATGACGATTCTTTTGAAGAGGTACCAGTATCAACTATTAAAAATATTAATAACAAAGATAATTATACATACACAATTCATGTTGGAGACAATGTTGACAATAAAATTGTAACAGATTATAAGATTGTAGATATTGGTGCAGCACCTGACGTAGATACGGACTTTATTCCAAGTGCACGTTCATTGGTATTTAAACATTGTCAAGAAGTGTATGGTGAAAATAATATTACTCATATTATTACAAGAATGCCATATAAACCAAGAAATGCATTTAAAGCTATTTGTAGAATTTCTGGAGTAAATCCACAAGAAGCAAATGTGATTAGTGAGTCATTACCTGATTCAACGTCTAAAGACACATTATTAAATGTACTTGATGAAAAGAATGATGAATACAAAGCTGTGAGACTTCAGTTAAATAGTAAATTATTAGATTTAATGAAGAAAGCTAGTAGACTAGAAGGAAGAACATCTGGAACTGGTGTACATGCATGTGGTGTATTAATTTCTTCAAAAGAAATATGTGATGTTGTTCCAACTGCATATAAGAAAAATCCTCATCAAGATGATGATGAGAATGATATATTCGTAAAAGATGAAAATGAAGTTTATCAGGTATCTATGTTTGAATATCCGGAAGCTGAGTCATTAGGTTTAATTAAAATGGACTTCTTAGGATTAGATACATTATCTCTTATTAATGACACTGTAAAATTAATAAAGAAATATATGAACGAAGATGTTAACATGCAAGATATTATTGATGGAAATCTTGATGATGCTGACACATATAAAATATTTCAAAAAGGTGAAACAAATGGTATCTTCCAGTTTACTGAACAAGGTGTTCAAGAAATGTTAAAGAAAGTACAACCATCTGAATTTGAAGAGTTACCAGCCATTACAGCTATTTATCGACCAGGACCTATGAGTCTTGGGCTTCATGATGATTTTGCCATTCGTAAGCATGACCCATCTAAACGTATACCATTTAGTAAAGAGTTTATAAATACACCAATTGATGAATTAACAAAAAATACATTCGGTGCAATTATTTATCAGGAGCAAGTAATGAAGATTGCTCAGGAAGCAGCAGGTTTTACTTCAAAAGAAGCTGATAAGATGCGTAAAGCGATGGGTAAGAAAAAAGTTGAAATTCTAAATATGCTTGAACCTAAATTTAAAGAAGGTATTCTTAAAAATACACACTGTTCTCAAGAGACAATAGATGAATTCTGGTCTCAATTATTAGGCTTCTCTCAATATGGTTTTAATCTTAGTCACGCAGTATCATACGCGCTAAATAGTTATCAATCAGCATATTTAAAGGTGCATTATCCTGTAATGTGGTCAACAGCAGCATTACGAATGTATGCAAATAATAATAAAAAATTCCCTAAATATGTTGCAGATGTAGAAGCAATGGGAATTAAGGTATTGCCACCAAACATTAATGAGTCTGATTTGTTAATATCACCAACATCCGACTTAAATGGTATTACTTATAGTATTTCTAATATTAAAAGTATATCTACAGCAGTTTTAGAATCATTTGTTTTAGAACGTCATAAAAATGGACAATATAAAGATATTACAGATTTTATTAATCGCAATAGAGACAATTTAACAGCAACAACATTAAAGGCATTGGCATGTTCAGGTTGTTTAGATTGTTTTGGAAACACAAGAAAATCTATTTATGAAAACGCCGAAGCATTAATTAAAGGTTTAAGTAAGAAGAAATCTAATGTTGTTAGTATGTTTAGCATGGTCGATGATGTTGATGATGTTGGGGTAAAATTAGATAATAAAGAGTGGCCAATATCTATTAAGATGGCCAATGAAGGTAAAGCATTGGGAACATATTTATCTGGTAACCCATTAGATAGTTTAAAATCACAAGATGGACAAGAGATTATTCAAACTAAACATCTTAAAAATTGTGATACAACACAATATATTACTTTCTTAGATGTCTCTCAGAAAAAGACAAAGTCTGGAAACACTGTAATTATTGGAACAGCTGATAATAAAGCATCAAGAATGGAAATTCGTTTACCATCTAAAATTACAGATAGAATTATGTTAGGTATTGCATTAGATAAATCTAACGGTGATAGAAATGAAGCTTATCGAATTATGAAATTATCTTCAGATAAGATAGCGCAGTTTAATAAGTTAGAACCTCTTGAAAAGCCTGTTAAATTTAAACAGATTTACAAACTCACATATAAGAAGGCTTATAAAGGAAGAGTAATGATAGATAATATTGAACCTGTAATTGTTTCAGAAAATAATCAGATATTACAAGAGATAATTGTTCCTAAAAACAAAACACAAAATTTAAATCAATTTATGAAGCTTCTAGAACAAGAAACAAAACAAGCGAATCTTTCTAACATGAAATTAACTGATATATTAATTAAGTACTATTCAGAGAAAGAACAAGATTGGAAGACAAGAGAAATAAATCAAGTATACGTTTCACCATCTTCCATTCGTTTAATTCAGTAGGAGGTTACCAATGGCCAAAAAAATTATGAATTTGCCAACTGTTGAAGAGTTGACAAATAAACAAGAAGAAATAAAAGAAGAAGAAATCATTGAAGATATTTCAGATGAAAATGAAAATAATTCGTTAGATATTGAAGATGAAGTAGAAGATGATTTTGTTGAAGAACCTATTGCTGAAGAACTGATTCAAGAACAGTATGAAGAGGAATATCCTGAACAAGAAATTAAACAGGAAGTTCCTCAACGTATTGAGTATTCTGAAGAAGAGGAAGCTGAAGCTCTAGAAGAAATAGTTAAAGAGAGAGAAGCAAAAAAGAAAAAACCTAAGAAGATTAAGAAAAATGTTGTAATAGGTTTAGTTTCCATTGTGTCAGTATTGTTATTAATTACAATTGGATATTTTGTTGTTAGAAAGATAATGAGTTCAAGCACTGTCACAAATCAAGAAGTTAAACAAGAAGTTAAAAAACAAGATTTTGAGAATTTCGAAAGATTAAAGTTAACTGCACCTAACAAAACGGATGATGAAACTGTTGAAGAGAATAATCAAGACACAAAATCTGGACAAGATATGGTATTAGATTATAAGCTAGAATATCCTTATGTAGATGTAACGCTAAAAGAAGATGCAGATGGTCAGTTTATTTTAATGTATAATAAGAACAATACTCAAGTGTTATGTTATTCACAAGAAAATCAGTTTGTTGGTGGAGAATCTAAGCGTGTTGAAATTGGGTGTGAAACAAATGAAGATTTATCTCAAGATAAACCTTTAACATATTATTTTAAAGAAAGTAATTAACAAAAATGCAAGCATTAATGCCTATTGCAAAAAAATTCGACACAAAGCTTAGAAAAATCATTTCAAAACAAAAATACTTCAATACGTTAGAAGAGTTTATTATTTTGTATAACAATAATACAATTGATAAGTTAGACCCTATAGCAGAAGAGATAGTAAAGAAAATTAAAAAATATTATTTAAACGTAAAAGTTGAAGACAATAAAATAATCATCCGTTCTCCAGATGAGATAACACTTGATTTTACATATAATCTGCTAAATCAATGGAAAGTTGTTGTATATCTAAAATCACTTATTGATAGATTAATGGAACTAGAATATCCTTATGATACAAAGTTAGTCTTTCAGACAAGTAATCCAGGTATCGTTTACATAGAAATGTTAGATGGAGATACAGGAAAATACTTTTTAGAACAGGCACATGATGTTCCTAAGTTGTTTAATACAAATAAGGAACTTGCTAAAAATTTAATCTTAAATTTACTATTAAAGGATTATCATGGCGGTTGTTACCTAAACTTTGAAGATATTGAAGATATTGACTGTTCATTCTTATATGAAGTACAAGAATTTATTTTACAAAAGATTTTAATCGACAATCATAAAAATATTCATTTAAAATAGAGAGGTTTACACATAAGTGTGAGCCTCTTGTTGTATAATAACTTTGTAAGAAGGAGTTAGAATTATGTTACCAAAGATTATTTCTTTTAGTGGTGGTATGGCCGCTGGAAAAGACACTTTTGGCAGAGAATATGAAAAATTATGTAAAGAAAGTGGATATAAAGTAGAGCATCTAAGTTTTGCTGCACCATTAAAAGATGAGTTAAATTGTTTAATTAGAAATATTAAAGGAAATTCAGACGTTAAAGATATTGCTAAAACATTTCATGTTAGTTGCGTCGATATAATGAAACTGAGGTCAATGATTTTAGAAGAAGACTATTTACATCCTAATTTTACATCTAGAGATAGAACACCAAACGTAAGAAAGATGTTACAATTTTGGGGAACTGATGTACGAAGAAAACAAGATGACAATTATTGGGTAAATATTGTCAAGAGACAGATTCAAGATAATCTAAATAACAATGTATATAGCTTTATTACAGACGCAAGATTTGTTAATGAATTAGAGATGTTAAATTCTATCGGTGCAACTACAGTGTTATTAAAAGCACCTTTAGAAGTAAGATTAAAGAGATTGTATGATAGAGATGGAATTACAGTTTCAGAGGAAGCATTAAATCATCCAAGTGAGACAGACTGTTTCTTGTATAAAGATTATACATATAAAGTTGATACAACAAAAGATAATGAATTAGAATTAGATAACATTTTAGGCGGTGATAGATAATGGGATTTAGTTTATTTGATTTAGAAGATGAAAAAGTAGAAAACAAGAAAGTAAGAGTTGTTGGAAACAGTATTCAAGTTTTAGATGAAGAGATTCGTTCTCAAATTGATAAGAAGAAATTATCAGCAAGTTTAGTTAGTTCTATTTTAAACTCTCCTGGTGATTGGGTAATGAGTACTTATATTGAACCATTATGTATTGATGGTTATGTAGATGCTCTTGAACGAGGAACATGGTTTCATAGCATTATGGAAGAATTCTTTAAACTTGAACCAGAAGAGAGAAATTTCAAAAATCTCGCATCAACAGCATTAACTGTAACAAAAGAAAAATATCCACACATGATGGAAAGACAAGATAATAAGGATTGGTTAAATAAAGCAATTCAAGGATATAAGAATACTTGGTTAGATGGTGCAAAAGATGAGAAAGTTGCTAATCTATACTTAATGGGAAAATCTCAGCTAGGACTAGAATTGTTTGTCAATGGTACAATTGGAAATGCTAAGAGACAGTGTTTAGGTTTTATCGATAAGATTATTGAAGGTAAGTATGGATTAATTGTTCAAGACTGGAAAACAGGAGCAAAAATTCATGACTTTAATCCGAATAAAGAACCAAGCGAGAGCAATTCATTTGATTATTGGAGACAGCAGACATTCTATACAATGTTACTAGAACAACTTGGAATGAAAGTTGAGAGTGCATGTTTAGTATTCCCATGTTCAGAACCACCTCAGATTGTAAATGTTGACTGTCATAGAGAAGATGTAAGAAATAGAGTTGTTAGCGATTTTGAAAAAGCTGATAGTATTTTAGAAGAATGTATTGCAAACGACTACACCTTCCCATTCAAGCCAGGTAAATATAATTCATGGGCAACTTATTTATGTGGTTTAGGTAGAGCATACCCACCTAAGATTATTACAGACAGATTAAATCAATATGTGGAGATGCGATAATGGCTAAATTATATTTCAAATATGGAGCAATGAACTGTGGTAAAACAACATTACTACTTCAAACCGCTCATAATTATGAAGAACAGCACATGAGATGCTTAATCATAAAACCAAGTATCGACACAAAAGGTGAAGATACGATAGTTAGTAGATTAGGAATTTCGAGAAAAGTAGATAAGTTAATTAATAAAGATGACAATATCTTAGAATGGTTTGTATCAACAAATCAGCATGCATATTGTTTGCTTGTTGATGAAGCTCAATTTTTAACAAAGCAACAAGTTGATGAACTATATAAAATTGTAGTACTAAAAGATTGTCCTGTAATTTGTTATGGATTACGAACAGATTTTTTAAATCAAGGTTTTCCCGGAAGTTCAAGATTATTGGAACTTGCTCATTCATTACAAGAATTAAAAACAGTATGTCAGTGTGGTGCTAAAGCAACGTGTAACGTAAGATTGGTAGATGGAATACCAAGCACAGAAGGAGACCAAGTAGCAATTGATGGAGAAGATGAAGTAGAATACATTTCAGTATGCTCTAAGTGTTACTTCGAAATATTAGGAGAAGGGGTGTAATTATGTCAGATAAATATATTGAGTTATACAAAAAATATCGACCTAAGAAGTGGGAAGATATTATTGGTCAAGAAGCAATTATAACTCCGATTAAAAATGCTATTAA